GCCTATGTTTAAAGCTGCCCAGTCTATTAGCTTATAAACCTTACCGATCAACTTATCATCTTTTGGCGTAGGTGTAAGACTAGCTATCAAAGATGCAGCTGCGATTATGTAAGGCACAAGCTGTATTAATTTTAAAATAAAATCCATATCTCTCTCCTTCCTTTAAGTTATAGATCTCTAGATAATACCAAAATAATTAGTCTTTGACTGTTTTTTCTTCTTCTTCTGGATCTGTGTCATATTCTCTATAAAATTCTACGATCCCCAAAACTTCTCGCAGATAGCGTTTCAGCTCTGCCATATTCATAGATAGATTTTCATAATCTTTGCTAGTCAATGAATAGTATGCGGTGGGTGGAGCAGAGCCGTCCTCTAGCTGCTTGAGGTACTCTTCCATAAGTTCTGGTGTCAGTATTTCCCAGTCTATGTCCACCAACTGCAGCTCTAGGGGGAGAGGTGGGTGATACATAGGTGGTGGCTCTGCTATTGTCACGACCTCAACTGGCCTAGTTTGTTGTGGCATCATTGAGCACCCTGTCGCTAAAATCGTTAGACTAAGTATTAGTATCTTCTTCATCTTTCTCAAACTGTTCTGGATCTGTAAGTTTTATCAGATCTTCTTTTACTTTTTTAGTGCCTTTGTTGATCATCTTTTGGACCAATGTAGGCTTCGCTAGAGCTAGATTATCTAGATCATGTCTAGCAAATGTGTCCCTAAGCTGTGTGACTTCTCTTTGTGCTTCTTGATGCTGCTTTGCTAATTTATCATTCAGCTGCTGTGTTTTTTGTACCTGTGCTAAATGCTTTTTGATTGATTCGTTTTGAGCTTGGATCTCTGCTTCCATAGTCATGGCGTTGGCCTTGAGGATTGCTATGTTGTCTTGCAGTCTGTCAATATACCAGAAGGATCCTGCAGCTGTAGCTAGTAAGAGTCCGCCTAATATTATTGATAATTTCATGCCCATTAAGAAAGTATATCTGCAGGTGTAAAGATTCGCAAAGGCTCAGAGACTCCCTTTGCTTTGATTGATGGCAGCTCTTTTAGATCTATGCTGCAGTTTTTGGCCGTGCTTTCACCGATCAATATATTTACACCGACACTTTTGCAGCTGCTCTCAAGTCTTGCAGCTTCGTTTACAGGAGATCCGATTGCACTGTAATCAAATCTATCTGGATCTGTAGAGCCTATATTGGCCACTGTACTTGGCCCAGACTGTATGCCAAGACCGATAGCTACAGGTGGCAGTCCTTCTTCCTCTAGCTCTTTACTAATTATTGAGATCTCTTCTTGGATCTCTATCGCTGACAGTACAGCTGCATCTTCATGATCTTCAAGATCTAAAGGTGCTGAGTATATAAACATAGCTGCGTCCCCGATAAATTTATCTGTCATTGCACCTCTGGCCTGTGCGATCCTGACTTGTGCCGACAAGATCTTATTAATCACATATGTAGTTTTTTCTGGCCCTAGCTGCTCACTCATAGAAGTGAAGTTCCTAAGATCTGAAAACATATAAGTGCAGTATCTGATCTCGCCACCAAGTTTCAAAAGACTTGGATCTTTTTTGAGCTTGGCCACAACACGCTTATCTAAATATGTCCCAAACTGTTTTTCTATTTGCTGACGCAATCTATATTGCTCTCTAAATTTTAGATAGAAGCTGACAGATCCTGTGACAAATTGTGATACTAAGGCCCAAGATGTATCAACAAGTAACCCTGCTCTGATCATAGAAAAGCCACCATAAGCCGTCAGAGAGAACGCTGCTACAGCTGATATGATTCCTAAGGTAAGGCCCAGATATTGCGTTAGAAGCCAAATGAGGGCCACTGAAATGACGATAATTGCTAATTCTGCAGCTAAAGACCAGTCTGGTATATATGGTGAGTCTTGTATCAGCATACTTTCGGCCAGAGCTGCTTGGATCTTGTGTGGCTCTAATAAACCGACAGGACTGGCCAACTGCGGTAATATACCGCCACTGTCTGTTCCTACGATTGCATACTTCCCTGCTACGGCCATTTCTTGTAGATCTGTTTGTGGTGTATCCACCCATGAGATCCATTTCCTGCCTAAGCTATCTGTCTTGACTGGTGGTATTCCTCTGATAGAGATCTCTTCTATGCCAAGATCATTTGTTTTTATGATGTATGTCCTGACATCAAATAGAGCTTTGTAGATCTGTGTAGCAAAGCTAGGGATCCACCCATCTGGTGATCTAACAATCAAAGGGATCTGTCTGATCAGGTTGTCAACTTCGGTGGGAGCAATGGCGATACCCTGCAGACTGTTTGAGCTTAAGATACTCAGATTTTCCTTCACTCCCATTGACATCATACCACCAATATTTTCACCTTTGATCACAGTGCTTGTAGTTTTTGGATAATGACCAGATCCGTTTTCATACATTGCTAAAACAGATGGCCCATAACTTAGAGCCTGAGCAAAGATCTCATCACCGCCAGTTCTACTCTTGAAAGGAAAGACCATTCCATATCCCACACCTATGGCTCCCTCGTTTAGAAGATCTATATGTATGTCAGCTAATTGCTGCCGTGTTAATGGCCACCCGCCAAGTCTTTCTATATCAGCTTGTGAAATATTTACTATGACAAAATTACCAGAAGGTTCTTGAGGTTTTACAAAGGCATCAAAAGATCTAAGTTTTAGGATCTCTGTTGGTAAGGATCCAAATAAGACTGGCAAGACCAGTAGGGCCATAAGGACCACTGGGACCAGTTTCTTAACCACTTTGTCTCACTGTAATTGTGCTGCCGCCACCGCCATTAATCTGCACGACTCTACTGACACCATCTTGAATGAAAATCACTTCATACCTTCCTGTGCCATCAATATCTACTCTGGCTTTTTGATTGTTGAGTCTTTGTAGCGTTAAGATCTCGCCAGTAAAAAATGTGATGATGCCTGTTTCAAGATCTTGACCTAGTTTTGTACCTGCAATCTGGCTTGACATTCCATCAGCTGCAAGAGCATCTTCTTCCTGCACATCAAGTTCATCTAAAATATTTAAAAGATCTTCTAAGAAATTGACATCTAAGTAATTTATTTCAAGCTCTGTATATTCAAAGTCCTCATCTTCTGCAAGTAGATCTTCATCAAGAAAGTCTATGTCAAGATCATCAAACTCTAGATAGTCTGCTGTCTGTATGACATTTTCTTCTGTGGCCACTTCTTCTGGTTTCGGTGGCGTGATGAGCATGATGTTGTTTATGAGGTTGAGATCTAGATCTAAAATTACAGGTTTTGTTGGTGCATTTTCTGGCACATCAACTGTTGTGGCCTGAAATGGCTTATTCAGCAGTACAGATCCTGCAGCTGTGACCACTTCTATCTCTCCGCTGCTTAGGCCTAGAGAGTCGGGTAAGAGGATTATCAAGGAAGATCCTGTCTCTGACACTGTGATAGAAAATTCAGTGCCATTGATAAATACATCAGCTGTTGGTGTTTTTATAGATATTCTCTGCTTATCAATCTTTTGCAGATTGCCTGTCACAAAGCGTGTAGTGCCTAAGGCAAATGTCAGGGCCATCTTTGCCTTTGACGGATCTGGATCAAAGATGTACTCATCTATGAGCAGCTCACTGTGCTCAGTCAAAAATACTTTACTGCTATCTAAGAATTCAAGCGAAAGTCGTCCGTTGGCCGTTATGGCTTCATCAAATTGTTGTATAGGAAGGCCAAGAGAAGCTGTTATGTCCTCTTGACTCCTACTTAACGCAGCAGATCCGCTAAGTTCTGCTATCTCTCCAATACTAGCAGCTAGTTCCTGTGCCCTGATCTGATTGCTGTATGCAGATATTACTATTGCTACCAGAATGATCAATCTTGAGCCAGTCTCTAGCCAGTGTTGAGGATTGCGTAATATTAAATGTGTTTGAGCTTCCATCTAAATCTAACCAAAAATACCCAGAATCAGCACTGGTTGTACCTGCGTAACCAGATCCAGTGAAGTTAATTGTGTTAGATGATCCATTGATGTCCAAAAAGTTTGTTGCATTTTCATAGTCTATGGAAAAATCTAACGCATTTGAGTCCCCAAGTATAACAAGGTCCAAATCCAGATATGAAGCACTACTATTTTCTCCGATCTCAAGATCAGCTGTGTTTGAGCTTCCAGTGACTTGCATATCCATATCAATATAGTCAGATGTGATTGTGCCACCACTGTTGACTAAAAGATCCCAGACATTGCTGTCCCCAGTAAATTCAAAGAACCCAGTGAAGTTATCTGCATCAATAGCATCAGATCTAAAAATATTACTAGATCCAATTTGATTGATGTCTAAGGTCATGGATATACCATCAAGGTCCAGTGCAGTCATAGTTCCAGATACAGCTGAGGTACCACCGATAAGGTTAGATCCACCCTGCTGCTCAAGATCTATAGACGCAGCATTTCCCGTCTGCTCCACATACACCTCATTGTCTGCGAAAACAAGGCCACTCATTAAGATCAACGCTAATAGATTATTCTTCTTCATATTTACTCCAATATCCTTTGAGATAACCGATATTGATTAATTCAAGAACGGCACCCTCAATGGCTTTCATTAATGCTAGTGTTGAGCTTTCGTTGCGGGTCGCACCTGCTTCCAACTCCACTAGCTCGGTCCCCATCTCTATGAATTTAAAGACATCTTGCGTCTGACCATACGACCAGATGGTCTTTTGTGACAATACTTCAATTAAGATCTCACCAGTCGCCACACTTACCATGCGGATAGATATGGTGACACTATCCTCTCTGTATTGCTTTGAGGTGCCTACACCTAAGTATCTGGCACCCAGTCCACCTGTTCGTAAATTAGTATCATAACTCACGACTGCACCCTCTATCAATATTCCTGCAAATAGCAGCGGCATGAGAGGTGTCTCGTCTGTGTTATCTTGTCTTGTACTTCTAATGATCTGGCGTTCTTTTGTCAGGTTATCAATACCTGCTCTTTCTACTACTCTGAAGAATTTGCCATCTCCTGCGTGTTTGAGAGCTCTTATAAGTAGAGCTGATGGTTGTTGTGTTAGTGCAGAGCTGAATAGTGCAAATTCACTATTGCTTTTTCTTTGCCCAGTCTGATCTGTAAAAGAGTTTGCATATACTGCAACTACTGGCCTGTTTTTTGGAATGTCAACGGATTTAAGATCTTCGGATTGAAGATCTAGTATGCTTGTTTCTTCTCTGGTGTCAGCTTCAAATCTATAAGGATTTGTATCCTCATCAATCTGTATAAGACTACAGCTAGAAAGAAAAATCACCCAGAGGAAGCTGTATAACTGTTTCTGAGCCATCTGCCGCCAATATTGTAAGTGTAATCATTCCATCTTCTATAGAATAAGTTATAGTGTTTCCTTCAAGCTCAAAGGTCCCACTCGTTGACTGTGTTTCTCCAAACATATTCTCAACGATTTGTCTTGAGATCTGTGCATAGATCCTAGACTCTAAGTTTCTTATAAATCTTGCTAGTGTTGTATTTTCTTTGTCTCTTTTGAGCTGATCTTGCAAGGCCTTGATTTCTTCCTTGATGCTCATCTTTCTTGAGAATTCTTGCTGTTCTATCGTAAGCCAATGGGACGACACATTCACCCCTGAGAATGAAGGATTTTTAAACTTATGTGTCAGCTGATCTGCCATAAGATTCTGAGCAAAAACACCGATAAATAATATTACACCGATGACTGCAATAATTTTAAGCAGCATATCTTTTTCTTGCTCACGCTTTCTTTTTGCTATTTCCGCTTTGCTCGGTCTCCCTCTTTTCTTTGCCATTATTCTCCTGTAGTTTTAAAACTGTATTTACCTTCTGCTGTAATCGTATCATATCTTGATCTAATAACCGAAGCTGATCCGTCAGTCTTATGATCGTGGCCTTCATCTCTGACACAGCAGGATCTATAGTCTTGGTTATTGTTTGCCATACATAATAAACAAAATACCCAAGTCCAACTATCATGACAACTGTGAATCCGAAAGTCTCTATAAGAGCGACAATATCTAGATCCATCAATCCCTTCTAGCATCAATCTTCCCATCTTCAACAAAATTCTCGGCCCTTGCAATCCTGTCTAGGTCAGGTGGTAAATTTAACGCACTTGATACGCTTGTATCTATTCTTATTATGTCATTGTTCATAATACTTGCTCTTGTGATAAGCATCTTTGTTATGCCTTTCACAGTGTTGATCTCATCTACTAATTGACCAAACAACTGATTGATTATCAAAAAGATAAAATAGGCCATGACTAAACCTGACGCTATTGGCAATCCGACACTCTCAATAAGAGCAAAGATCTCCACTACTTATCTTCTCCTTTGAAGCTCTTTGATGCACCGCTTGTACCTGCATATAGGCCAAACCATGCAGCTCCTGCACCTACAACAACTGAGATCAATCCTGATTGCTCAAAGTTTGGTGCTTCAAGATCCATAAACCACATCACAGTGCTGTATAAAAGAATGATATACACTGTCAGGAATAGTCTTGGGAATATTCTCCACGAATCTACTGCCTGAGCTAGATGTATCCACTTCTGATGCGGATTAACATTTTTTGTATCTTCCAACTCTCTGATCTTATCTTTCAGCTCAGAGATCTCCTGTATCATGGCCATGAATTTATTTAGATCCATCTCCACTTCGTTTCGGTCCATGTCACCACCGAATCTTCCACTGCCCATATTTTCCATATTACGCTCCTATTATGTAATCAGCATAGTCCTTCAGGCTTTGAAGCTGTGCTGCGTCTCCTTCATGATGATTTTTTACCCAAGTCACCAAGTCATTTGGTAAGTTTAAATCATCATACTTTTTAAAATCAGATCTGCTTGAGTAGCTTGGATATGTATTTAGCACTAGATTTTCAGGATCTGAATCATCATACTTGATCCATGATCTAGGTATTACAACTTCTCCTGCGTTAAATGGGAAGGCCAGAGAAGTATTCCAAGAGCAAGATTTCCCGTCTGATCTGCTACAAGCAACAGTATAATCAATATTAGTCACGACCCTCTTACCATTATATAAATGATGATTATGATAGTTTATTGTGTATGTAAATGTATAAGTCATAATTAATTTAGCTGTGTAGTATTTTCAAAACCACCACCTGCAGATCCACCACCGCCACCACCACTGTAGTTTGGAGTATATGTTCCTGCTGTTGTTACTGAGTATGTGACCGATGTCCCATCAAGATCAAAAGTACAAGACCTAGTCGTACCTGCAGTGCTTGAAGCAGTCAGTCTTAGTTCAAAAGTTTGATTAGCTGTTATTGTTCCAATACTTGAAGAATTTACAAAAGTACCGCCATTGATACTTACCAGTGCAGAGCTATGTCCAGTTAAAGTTCCAGTCTTTGTTCCTGTAAATCCACTGACTGTAACAGTGCCTGAATCAACATCAGCACCTGCTGTCTGACCAGTTTTGGAAGCAGT